AATCCAACCAAACTAAAGACATTATTTTGAGTTGTGCTATTAACAACAACCACTTCACCAGGACCAACAACTAAAGATGTGATCTTGTCATCATTATTGTTTGCATTTGCATGATTAACTGCAAGATAGTTTTCTGCTTCAACTGCTCCAGATGCAACAGCAACAGAAGAAACTGTTGCAACAGTTCTAATTCCAGTGTTCAATTTAGGAACATCTCTAAATGTGTCAGACCCACTAAAGTCAGCAGATCCAATACCTTTAACAAACTTCAGAGATGTACCAGTGTAATCAACAACATATCCATATGCACCAGTAGTTTGTGCTGTAATGGTATATGTTACACCATCAACTAAGAAAGTATCAGTGCTGTTTGTGAGAGTTCCAACTTTATCATAGATATACATTCCAGTGTATGTGTAGTCTTCACTTAACTGAACGGAACGATCATTACCACCGTAGTTAGCATTTGCAGCAGTGCCAGTGCCGCCATCATAAAAATACAGAACATCTGGAGTTGTAGACTCACCAAATGCATATTGAATATATGCACCTGACTGACCAGCAGTACCGTTAGTTGTCTTACCAGTGGTATATTCTACACCATCATCACCATCTGTTGATGCATCACCATCAGGACCATACTCACCGTTAATAGTCTCAGATAACTTGAAATCTCTACCACTCATCGATGAGTCGGAAGTATCAAATCTAATTGTACGATCATCTAAAATTTCAAGTTCATCTGTACCAACGTGCATACTATATGTACCGCCAGAAGTAGTAGAAAAACAGAATTCATTTTGAGCAGTAGTAATAGCAGGAGATGCAGCAATAGTACCAGCGCCACCACCTGTTCCAGTTAAACTATCACCAGCGGCAAATTCAGCACCAGTTCCTGCAAGAGTTGTAGGACCAACATAAATTGTAGTTGTGTCAATACCATACACAGTTGCTGTGGCAGTGTTTCCCCCCGTTCCTTTCGTTACAGTATCTCCAACAACCCATGTACCAGTTACAGACTCTAAGGGAATTTCTCTAATAGAAAATACTTTTATGAAATATGTAGTGAGAGCAGGAACATAAAAAGACTCAAACTTAAATGACTTCTCACCGTCAGAGGTAGTAATTGACTGACCAGGACTAATGTTAGTGGTGCTAGTCAGATTTGTGTTCAGTGTGAGAAAATATGAAGTAAGAAGATCACCTCGATGCAACTTATACGTTGATGCATCCAAAGTTAACTTCTGATCATAATCCTTAAGCGCAACATCATAAGTGGAAGCAGTTCCATCATTCGCAATAGTCAACACCGTACTAGCAGAAGCATCAATGGGTGCTCTATACAATACTGTATCAGTATTAGCAGCGGGTTTTGATTGTGCGAGAAGTCCTTGTTTTGCCATTGTTATAAATTAGAATCCTGCGTAGAAAAACTGTTGTTGTCTGGTTCTGCCAATTAAATTTGCAGCGCCGATACCAGATCCAAATGTAATATCATCGACGTTCACATTCGTTGTAGAAAGTAATGTCGCATCAGCATCTGGGAATCTGATGGTTCTATTCGCAGTAATATTGTCTGCGCTAATTGTAATACTACCACTACTAGCGATAGTTTGTTTAATTGTTGGAACAACTAAAGTTTTGTTAGATAAATTTTGACTTGCTGTCTCAGATACAAAAACATTGTTGTTTCCACCATTATTTAGATTGTCAGTTAAGGGGAATTCAAATGTTTGGTTTGATGATGAGTTCTGATTCCCAATACTAAATGTAATTTTTTTAGTAGCATCAGCAATATCCTGAAGAATCAGGGTCTCAATAGTTTTGTTCTGAAGAAGTTGTGTTGCATCTGTACCAACTAATGTAATATTAGTGTTAGGAACAGAAATTATTCTATTTGCTGTCAGTGAGTCTGTATTAAAAACAGCGTAGTTAGTATTAAGTTCAGCATCAGCAACTAATTTGACATCAACAAATGACTTATTAAGAACAGTTTGTTCTGCCTTTGTGTCAAGTAATGTCGATGATGTAGCAGTTGGTTCAAGAGTTGTTGTTACTGTACCAGCATCAGGTAAGAAGTAAGAACGACGAGTATCTTGAGTTTCTGCCCAGTTAATCTGAAAGATCGCTTCTTCATCACCATCAGTAATAACAAGATTATCTTCATCAATAAGAATAGTCTTGTTTCTTAAGGTTTGAGAAGTATCATCGCCAACCAATACTGTACCATTACCAGACGTGATTGCTGGTAGTGTCATAATACGAGTATTTGTTCCCGTACCAACATTACTCACTTCAAATCTTGCTTTAGGTCCTTGAGCATCCTCAAGAGTAAAAGCTTGGTCAGATACAACAAAGTTACCTGTAACTTTTACAGAACCAGTTCCTTTGGGTGAAAGAACAATGTCTGCGTTAGTTGCAGTTTCATGAACCGCAGTAATATACAGAGACTTATATGTTTCTGTATTTGAAATAGTGGACATATAAAGACCACTATCACCAAAACCAAGACCAATTTCATCATATGCAGTTTGATATAGACCAGTATTTCGGTCTAAGTCAAAACAAAGTCCAGGTGCTGCCTTAGTTCCCTGAGCAACGCCTTTATGAAGTTGATTGATCTTAACTTTCCTGTTGGGAATCAAAGGATCAGACACTACAACGGGAAGAATACCTTCTCCCGAGAGATTAGCATCTGAAATAACATCCAACTGAGATATTTTTCTTGTTCCCACGAATAATCACACGATTTGCTACAAGTTTATTTATACGGATACAATTCATTGTATCTGAGAAACCTCCGCGCTGAAGGTTCTACTTCAAGAGATTCACACACAGCAAGGTATGATTCCCACTCATTCGTCAAGGATAGTGGGATCTCGTAAGATTTCGATGAGTCGTTCTGCTTTTTTTCCTGTTTCATTATGATACTCAGCGCAATTCTGAATAATCTCTAAAAGTGTATGGTATGCATACTCTGCATCTTGATTTTCCTCATTCTGATGATCAAGAATCCATGTAAAGTTATCTTGAAGTTTCTTCCTTGCTGACTCCATGAAATATGCTTTAGCTTCTTCCTTCTCTCTTAGAATCTGAGCTAACTCTCTTCCCTTAGGAGTTAACGGTTCACCATCTTTTCCTGTAGGAACACTAAAATCTTGCGCTCCAGGTTGTTCAAAATATTCAGAAGCAACCTGTTGAAATGTATGATCACTCATAATCTTTCTTGATTTTGAAATACAACTTATAATATATATCCTTTATTTTCTTAATAGTATCACGGTCTTCATCGAATCCCATGTAGTGAAGTAATTGATATGATCCTTCTAATTCTGATATCAATCTCAGTATATTAACTGGAACTCTTGGTAGTCCCCCATGAGTGTAATGCTCTGGTTTATTATATGGCATTTATTTAAAAAGTGGACCGTCCATCCAAGCGACTAAAGATCTTCTAATACCAGATTTAATAGGTGTGACTCTGTGAGGAACCCATGAAGGAAAAATTACAGCAGTTCCTGCAGGTGGTTTAAGACGAGAAAAATTATCACTATAGTATGTAAACTGTAACTCACCACCTTCATATTCATCAGGTTCACTGAGAAGTAGAGAGCATGATAATTTTCTTTCACACATCACACCATCTACATCATAAGTTCTTCCACCATCAACGTGCCACCCATACATATCACCCTTTTTACCATAAACAGTGGATTGTATTTTAGTATTGAAATGCCTCAAATCATATTTAAAGTGCAATTCATTTGCTGAAATCATTAGATTATGAATAATACCAGGAACCCATTCATCCCAAGGAATCCATGCTACATCAGATTTTCTAACACTAGGTTTAGTAACTTGACCATCTTGAGTGTCACCAAAAACTTTAGCAGTATCATGATCTAAATTGTCACAATACTCTCTCATAGATTCCAGAAGAGGTTTTGGTATTTGAGTAGGAACAAACCATATCCTTTTATCTGGGAAGGCAAGTTCTGCTTCAGGTTGCACCAAATCTTCCATAATATTACTTTCCTGTGTATTGATAACACTTATACTTAGGTTGGTATCGGTCCACATACTTTTGTGCATGTTCTACACATGTAAACCAACACCTTTTGTTTTCTGTCTCATCTTGCAAAAAGATGGGAAAGGTTTGAATCCAAGGAAACAATTCAATCTTCCGAGAGTTCATCACCTTCAATTCCGAAGGTTTCTTGGTTGACCGCTTGGATGTACGGGTCTTGGTTTGTGTAGTATTTTTCTTTGCCTTCGCTTTCGGAGTTGTAGTAATCTTCTTCAGATTCTTCTCCAGATT